CTCTCGCTGGCTCTCTCGAGTGAATACAAGTTCGCTGAGGATCAGCTGGCGATTCGGGGCACGGAGCGTTTCGACATCAACGTCCACGACGTCGGCAGCACGACCGCTGCCGGTCCAATCGTCGGACTCATCACGGCTGCCAGCTAAGGGGGTGATCCAGAATGAACGATCAGAAAACACTCAAATCAACTGTCCTGCTGGTGCCAGCTACCGTTACACACGGAGCCACGGCAACGGCCAACCTCGACTGTCTCGGAGCTGGATCGGCAGAGATCATCGTGTCTCTCGGTGCTTTGGCCGGAGCTGGCACGGCTCCAAGTTCAATCAAGATCTACGAGTCGGATGACACCGTTGCCACCAACTTTGCAGAGATCACTGCTCTGTCAACTGGTGCGGCTGCGGTCGCTGCGTCAGAGTCGGTCAGATTTTTTGTGGACCGCTCAAACGGTACTCGCAAGCGGTATCTGCGGGTTGCGGTGACTGTTCCATCAGGCTCGACCAATTCCAACATCCCGGTTGCGGCTATCGGCTACCTTGACAGGCTGGCCGAGGACGCGAGCGGCACTTCCGAGTACGGCTCCAACGTCGTCAAGGAGGTCTAGTCAATGAAGCTGAATCTCGGTGGAGGCTTGCAAAAAATACCGGGTTTCACGACTCTCGATCGTCAGTCTGGTCAGGAAGTTTTCCCGCTTCCTGGCTATGCTGACGGATCAGTCGACGAGGTGAGGGCATCTCACATCCTCGAGCATTTCGGTCACCGTGAGGCGGTCGACGTGCTCAAGGAGTGGGTAAGAGTGCTCAAGCCCGGCGGGGTGCTGCGGATCGCAGTGCCAGACCTGAAGAAGATCATTGAAAAGGTTGATGACCCATCTGCACCCGTTGAGGGCTGGCTGATGGGCGGCCAGACGGATGACAACGATTACCACAAGGCAGTCTATACCGAGAGCAAGCTCCGGGATATGCTGCGATATGTTGGCCTGACTGAGATCACGACGTGGCAATCTGAGATCAATGATTGCGCGGCGTTGCCGATCAGTCTCAATCTGCAGGGCGTTAAGCGTACTGACGCAACCCAGCTCGAGGGCCGGATCGAGGTGTCCGCAAAGGTGGCCGCTCTGATGTCGGTACCTCGACTTGGTTGGAATGACACATGGGGCGCGGCGTGGACGGCGTTTAGGTCAAAAGATTTCAACATCCCGCTCTACAAACACGGCGGTGCATTTTGGGAACAGGGCGTGAGCCGTGGCCTAAAGATGCTTATCGACAATGGCATTGAGTGGGCCATCATCGTCGACTATGACACGCTATTCGATGCCGATGACGTCAAGGAGCTGCTGACCCTCGCGGCGCAGTATCCGGAAGCTGAGGCAATTGTCCCGGTTCAGGTGAGAAGGAACAACGAACAATTCCTTTTCACGATGAAGGATACCTTCGGCAATTCTCGAGGCTCTGCTGACGCGTCAGAGTTTGAGAGCGACCTGACAGAGATCCATACCGGGCACTTCGGATTGACGTTAATCAAGCTGAAGGCTCTGGCCGATGTACCCAAGCCGTGGCTATGGTCGCAACCTGGGCCATCAGGTGATTGGGATGACGAACGGCAGGATGCGGACATCTACTTCTGGGTCAATTGGAAAAAGGCTAGCAAGAAGATCTATCAGGCCAACCACATCAAGCTGGGCCATCTGCAACTGGTGGTGAGTTGGCCGACAAACGACTGGCAAATCAAACACCAGTATGTGAGCGACTGGCAAGACAAAGGCAAGCCGGAGGAGTGCAAATGAAGATCAAACTGATCAAACCATGGGGAATGGCCAGTACTGGAGATATCCTCAACCCTCCGCCGGGCGTGGCTCACCTGCTGATTCAGCGTGGTATTGCAGAGATCTACAACGGCGACGAGGAGGGCAACCGTGGCGCGTGGAATAAGCGCATTGCCTATCCTCCGACAATGCCAGTAGTCCAGAAGCAAGGAGGGCAACGTGGCCGCAAGTGATTATGTGACGATGGATCAGGTCAGGGCATACGTCTATCAGTCGCAGGATGCCGACGAAGATCTCTTGATCAAGATCATTCCTCGAGCGGCGCGGATCTTTGACATGGCCTGTTCTCTGCCTGATGGATATTTCGCTGCAGGATTGACCGCACAGACGGCCAGTATTCGCTATTTCTGGGGAGATGGTACGGACTATCTTAGGCTGGATCCGTACCTCTCCAGCACTGCGCCCGTCGTCACAATGCCGAGCGGCTTTGCCGAGCTTAACTGGATTGAGGTCAACGCCAACAAGAATGCGAGACAGAACACGCCGGGTGAGTTCTACCTTGTCAGGCGATACGGTGACAATTACTCGAGCTTTCAGGCACTCAACGAGCGGCGTGATTTTTTCTTTGCTGAGTTCAGCAACCAAGTTGATTACGTCGGCTGGCCTAACGGCATCCGGGTCGGAGTGACGGCCAAATGGGGATGGGACTCGACGCCTCAAGAGGTTCAAGAGGCTGTCCTCGAGACGGTGGCCAATGTCTGGCGGTCGAAGGATCAGGGATTCGCTCGAGCAGTGGCGGTTGATGGTATTGCAGTAATCAACCAGCCACTTCCACCGAGGGCGCAATTGATCGCTGATAGCTTCAAGGCAGGAAGGGCGATGTTCGCATGAAGTTTTCTGTAGAAATAGACGGACGAGAGCGAACGACACGAGCCTTCCAGACGGTCAACGAAACGATCCGTGACTTTCGACCAGCTTGGCCAGAGATCCATATGTATTTCCTCCGGGCAAGCGTGGAACATTTCGAGAGTCAGGGTTCTCGAGGTGGCGCACGGTGGCAGCCACTTAGTTCAGGCTATGCCAAGTGGAAGGCGAAGAAGTACCCCGGCAAGCCCATCCTGTCGGCAACGGAGCGATTGAAGCGGTCCTTCACTCTGGCCGGACAGAAGGGCGGCGATCAGGTCTATGAAGAGACACCGCTGAGCCTGACAATGGGCACGGCTGTCCCATATGCGCGGTATCACCAGCGAGGAACAGCGCGGATGCCAGCAAGGCCAATTCTCCAGCCAACGCAACGCGACATTGATCGCATAGTGTCCCGGCTCTATCGGTATGTTGAACGTGGTGCGCGTGATGCCGGTTTCCAGACGACCAGCAGAGCAAGGCTCACACCGGGGGCTAACTAATGGCATACACGACAACCAGGTATCAGGCGCAGTGGGCATTGAGGTTGATTGACAACCTCCAGACATATATCGAGGACTCAAGCGCAACGGCACTGGCGGAGATCGACGCAACCCTGGCCGACTTTACCGACTACCGGACACCGACGCCGATCGTGCTTAATTTCCCGGCTCTGTTCATCTCGACCAGCAACGAACAGATGGAGCAGTCGGACGATGACTCGCATATCAGGGGCCGGGTTGAGTTTTACATCGACATTGCCATTGATGGGGTCGACGCCTACGCTCTGCAGCGGAAGATCCTGAAATATGTCATTGCGGTCGACCGCATAATTCGGACGATGACTGTGGCGGATCTGATAGGTGGAGCAACGACATCATATGTCAGTGAGCCTGTCTGGGAGGTGACCGAGCATCAGTTCGGGATACTCAGGCAAAACGACACAATTTACCGGATGGACGCACGTATTATTATGACCGTGCAAACTTTGGAGAGGTGAGATGATGAACTATTTTGAGAAAGCCAAATCGATGACGCTTCCCCCGTTGCCGTGGACTCACGAGAAACTTGGCGAAGAGAAGTACTGTGAAATCGCCAAGGAACTCGGATATTTTGACCCGAAGAAGGAGCGCGTTGATTATCGACCCGCTCTCGATCCAACTCCATTTCTTTCACTGTTAAAGACCAACAAGGAGAAGTAACCAATGGCCGGAACCTCGAAAAACTACGATGCCAATGAGATCGTACTCGGGCCGTCGGATCTGTGGCTGAATGTCGCGGTTCCGTCTGCTGGCAATAGACTGACGCTGGATGCCGATGGCACACCTGATGGCACAGCCAACCCAAATGCCGTTCACCTCGGTATGACCTCGGGGGGCGTAAGCTTCGCGTACAAACCCGAGATTCAGGACTTCGGCTCTGATGAGCTGACCGCCCCGCACCTCTCACGCATTATCAGTGAGACGTGTACTCTGTCAGGTGAGTTTCTGCAGGTGTTCAACTGGGATCTGCTCGAGAAGATGACCGTGGGCGGAACAAAGGCCGTCAACACCAACACCTCGACCGGATATGAGGAGCTGAAGATCGGCGGACTGTCGACGATCTCAACTTACTCTGTCGCATTGATTGGACCGGACATCAGCGGTACAAATCAATGGTGGGTGATCCAGTTGTATAAGACATTCAACAAGGCCGGGTTCAACTTCACGGTGACCCGTAAGGACCAGTCGAAAGCGTCCTTCGAGTTCAATGGCCTTGCCATCACGTCACGTGCTGCTGGTGATCAGATCGCCAACTTCTGGCACCAGGGCGCGGCCAACTAAATCGGCAATCATTGAGGGGCTACAATGAAAGCAGAGAGCTACAGACAGAAGCGGCAGGGGGTAGAGTTGACCGGCAAGATCACTCTACCCTCTGGCGCAGAGTTCGTCATGAGGCGTCCACCGCTTGATCTGTGGATGGCGGCAGGGCGCATACCACAGACGTTTCTACGGGCAATGCTCGAGGCACAGCAGGGCGGCAGTAATGCCAGTGTCCAGTTCTCAACAGAAGAGACAATGGATGGTCTGGCATTCCTGACAGAAGCGGTCATTTATTCGTGTGTTGAACCGCGAGTAGCACTGACGAGCGATGATCCGGACGTGCTGAGACTGGATGAGCTGGATCCGGAGGACTTCAGATTCCTGACTGGCTGGGTACAGGCCGGATCTCCGGGAGTGCCAGTGAAAACTCAGAACGGGGAGGTCCAGCCCGAGAAGCTGGCCCGGGTTCGTCAAAAGCGACCGGGGGGAGGCTCTGCTGGCATTGGCAATGACAGCGCAGAAGTTCTCGACCCGTCCGAGCAAGCTGCTGCAATTGGATGATCCCGGCGTAGCCTGGGATTTCGACAACTGTGCCGCCGTCAAACTCCAGCAATGGGAAGACGAACGACAAGCGGCGATGTGGGGTGGCGGAGAGAAACAGGTAATACTCGATGGCCCTTGATAGAGATCAAGTTGGATTGCTCTTCAAAGTCAACGCGGACACGACTGACGCCGTTCAGTCGATGCAGCTGTTTCGTGGCGTCGTGGAGGGCATGGCGGCGGAGACCTCGGAGCAGCTGACCCGGCTGGGCTCGCGCTTCTCTGCTGTCGGATCTCAGGTACAGAAGACTGGCCAGCAGTTTGCCAGTTCGTTCGGTGATACCGCACGAGGACAACTTGCCGGTTACGTCTCACAGTTTGGGTTGCTGGGTGATGCTGCGGCAAGCATGATCCCGAGCTTATCGGGTAGTGCGGCGGGATTGTTGGCGGTATCAGGTGCAGCGGTGGCGGCTGGTGCTGCATTAGTGGGCGCAGCAACTCACGCCATGGAATATACCGGTCAGATTGACGATCTTGCCAAGACTACCGGGATCACTACAGAGACCATTCAATCATTACGACTTGCGGCCACGTTATCAGGTCAATCGTTTGAGGAAGTGTCACAGACAGCGGTGATCTTCCAGAAGCGTATTGAAGAAGCCAAAGATGGCAATGCTGATTTAGCCAACACCTTCAACCAGCTCGGCGTTGATCTCAATGGGCCTGTTGATCAGGCTTTCCGCAAAACGCTCGAGAGTCTGGGCCGAGTAGAAGACGGATCCACTAAAACAGCAACGACGTTGGACTTGTTCGGTCGATCCGGGGCAAAGCTGTTACCCGTCATGGGTGAGGTTGGAGGATCGTTTGACGATCTGACAGCGAGAGCTCGAGAGCTTGGCATTGTGATTGATCAGGAAACAATCGCCAAGACGAATGAGCTGGCCGACAAGTGGGATATTCTAAAGCTCCAGCTATCCAGCATTACCGTTGATATCGGCATTGGTGTCATTGGCTTTTTCTCAGACTTGGCCAAGTCTATTGAGTTGGCCGGTCGAGCTGTTCGAGCATTGATTGTCGACACAAGCAAGTTGAAGCTGCTGCCTCAGCTGATTAAGGAATTTGTCTCAGGATATAACGAGGCAGGTGTGATCGGTGGAGGATTGAGGGTAACGACCATGCTGGGTCAGCTTGGATTGTTGCCTGATATGGGCGGTGAGACTGGTTTTCAGGGTCCAGGTATTGACGAGAATACTGGTCTACCATTGCGGACTTTACGAGGGGGAGGTAAGACGGGCAAAGGCGGGAAGTCGGCCACAGGAGCGGCACGACAGGAAGAGTCCTTCCAGTCACGATTGCGACGTGAGCAACTGGACGAGGAGCGGCGGCTGATCGCTGAATCCACACGACTCCGGCTTGAGGCAATGCAGGACGAGGAGGACAAAGTCATTGCCGCAATGCAGCGGATTGAGGACGAGAAGTTACGCGTTCGTCTGCAGATGGCGCAGCAGACCGAGGACTTTGTTGCACAGCGGATTTTGGGCCTGAAGCTCCAAAACCTCGAGACAGAAGGCACCATAACCAACCGCAAGCTGCTTGACCTCCAGAACGAACGAGCTGCACAAGAAGAGGCCTATGACGCGGAGCGGCTCGAGAATATCCGCAAGTTTGAGGAAGCCAAGAGAGCAGAAGCGGAAAAGACCTACCAGAACGAGCTACGCCTCAACCAGGCATTGAACGCAATGTTCGAGGAAGGCAAGCGGCAACGGATGGAGTCGTTGGCAAAGGATCCGTCCAGCCCGTTGTCAATTTTCGGCCCGGAAGGACAGAAGGCAGCGGATCAGGGCAAGGGTATATTCGAGCAACTTGGGGCAAGTGCAACATCAGCGATCAGCACAGTGTCACAGCAAATCGGCAATTTTTCGACGATAATGGTTGACGCTTTTGGAGCGGTGGCCAATGGACTGCAAAACATTATCACGAATTTTATTATGACTGGTCGCATAGGTGGGCAGGCATTCAAGGCGTT